GCTTCTTGCCCACAGATTTTTACTGTGGTAGCCGATTCGACATGTCAGACTACTGGCAGGTCGTGTGGGGGCGTGGTCTTGAGTACGGAGTGGCTCTCCGGAAAATGACCGCGTCCCGGCTGGGACTGGCCGATGTGCCCCTCCCCGCCGAAACGGTCCCCGCTATTGTCCGGGGGGATCGACCCGGGTCTCACGCTTCCCTATTGGCTTACGACCTTTGGAAACCTACTTCTGCAACGCCGTCGTGGGGCGAACAATGGGGGGCATGTGTCAAAATATTGACCATGCCGTTTGCCTCACTCAAACACGGCGCGCAGGAACGCATGAACCCGCTCATCAACAAGATAGAGCAGATGCGTAAGCCGTTGCTATATGTGACGGCCATCGGGCTATCTGTCGGTGTCCCATGGTGTCTTTATAGATATCTGACTCATTACACCGTGAGTGAAATATGGGACCACATGGTCAACACCGACGAAATGCTCGGAACAGGTCAAGTGATCGACTCCACCGGGGCTTTAGTACCACGGCCGACGGATGATGAATTCAACCAGGCTGTTACGGACTATTGGGATCGCTGGACCTGGCGCGGCGAACTGATGCGGTTTCTCGAGAGGATTGGTGTTTCGCCAGTGCTCACACAGAGAATGCGTCGTCGCGCCGAACGCGTGGCCGCAAGACGTCGTACGGACAATCAACTCTTAAGGTACCGTGACAAGATCATGCTTGTCCGGGCCGAAGTTTACGCCACCTTGGGTAAAGAGAGTATCCGTGATGACACACCAACCGCCCGTCTCACAGTGGCACGTGTTGTAGAGGAGAAGATGAACGCCATGGCTATTGACATCCTCACACGCGAGCACATTCGTGAGGCTTGTGTGAATGTGTGTTTTATTGACACAGTATTCGACAAGTCTGGGCAGGCCATCTTGCTTGGCCCACCGCGACGTCCCATCTGATGGGGCCCCGTCTGCCACGAAGGATTCGATACCAACATTGACTATCGTGGTTCTGACATTGTTGGTTCGTCGGGGATCGAAGTCGTGGCAGGTGTGGGTAAGTCGCGTTCTATCCACCGCAGTTACATCGAGTTGGTGGGATTGCGGAGGATCGATTGTAGATATATTGTACATAACAACAGTATTGTAAATATACTGCGCGCGTTGGTGGAGCGCGTGTATAATGTGGAAGTAGTCATGGCGGATGGCAGCAAGGGGCTACGGGCGCCCCCCATGACCAACCGGAGGACGTTTTTCAGCAGGATGTCGGCATTTCGTAACGAGCTTCTAGCCAACATTGCACCAGTGAGTAGGATGTCACACAGAGAGTTTGTGGAGACGTCGCCTGCTCACAAACGCAAGGTTTATGAGTATGCTCACGCCGACTACCTAAAACGGGGCATGTCGCCACGGGCTGCATGGGTGACTTCATTTGTAAAAGCGGAAAAGGTTGCAGTTAAAGCTGACAAACCTGATCCAGCACCTCGC